TTTTTCTTTCTGCGTATCGATTTCTTTACCCAGTACCCGATTGCGCTCCGTAACGGCCTCGACCGACTTGTCCTGTTTATCAAACTGCGAAGTCACAAGGTTCATTTCGGAGCCAAGCACCTTAAAGGACTGGTTAATTTCACTGAGGGCATTCTTGAATTCCTTTTCACCCTCAATTCCAATTTTCAAGCCGAAACTGTCCGCCATGCCGTCACTTCCTTCGATTACGGAAATATAAAAAGTCACGCTTAAGAGTCCTTAAGCGTGTACAAATCCTGTCTTTTCATATACAATAATGAAAAATAATTTATATTTAAGGAGCAGAGTTATGTCCCAAATACCTGTTTGGCAGATGGTTAAAGAAGCTGTTATTGCGATTGGTAGTAATACCATTGCAAACGCAGATATAAAAAATACATACTCGACCACTACGGCGCGGTAAACGAGGGGACAATCGACGCACAAATCACTGTCTGTTCTGTTAACCGTCAAAGTCGCATTAATTTTCCTGAAAACCACAGTCCAAGAATCGCTAACAGCCAGTATGACTTCCTTTTTAATGTTGACTGGGGATTGGTGCCACTCTACAACCCAGATAAACACGGAAAGTGGGAAATTGCCGCTCAAGGCGGAAAATTAATTGTCAAAAAGTGTGACGATAACAGAAAAACAAATATCCCCACCACACCTGATCACACCCCTGTTTTTAGGACTATCCACCATAAACGTACTCGGTCTGATATCGAAAGACCAAACTGCGAAGCAGTCAAGCGCTATCTTGAGAAATGGGAAACGCTTGAGAACTACAGGGCACAAGAAAGTGCGTTGAATAAGCTGTTTCGGGAAGTCTGCCCATTAAACAACAACCTTGACGATGTTTTGCTTAAAGTGACGACACTCAATACTTTTTACAGCACAAACATCTATAATGTTTTCGCTGTTGCCAGGCATATCGTCAGCCTTGATATTGACGAACGGCTCGAACGAGGCGATGACTCACTAGTTACGGATATTGCCTCTGGTCATGGAATTACAAATAATAAGAGCGGCAAAGAAATTCATTTTTTCTCGTTTGCCACCAAATATTGCAGCCACCACCGCCCGCAGATTTACCCCATTTATGACAGCTATGTTGAGGAACTACTGATCTATTTAAGAGACGCTGACGGTTTTTCAAATTTTCGCAGTGAGGCTCTCCGTGATATTTCTGTGTTTAAAGAAACTCTTCTGAAACTACAGAAGTTCTATTCGCTGGAATCGTTCAGTCTCAAGGAAATAGACCAGTATTTATGGCAGTATGGTAAGGAGAAATTCCCCAATACTTATGGGCATAAGCAGAACAACAACACTTAAATACCTATCGGGATTACATCATCAATTGATAGGTTTCTCTTTGGTTTCTCTATACCATGCCACTGTTTATGGCAGGTCCATAGGTCGAGAAGCAAACCCATGGGCATAAGCCAGAATTCCTCCGCACTCATGCTCATCTGAACCGTGCCGTAATAATAAAGTCGGGTAAACAACTCTTCGTCGCTTACCCGACTTCCACGTTTTTTGAGGGGTCTTCCTCGCTTTCTATATTTCGCTTGGTACCTTTGAACATAGCTGCCATAATACAATTTTTATACTCGGCAAGTTCCAGCGGGGAGGTCAGAAGTTCCACCATTTCCTCGGTTAAAAGTTCTTTTTTGTCATCTGGGTTCCTAAGGTTATGGATGAGCCTGCTTTGATTTGCAAGCAGCGTGATGAGCCAGACAATCTCGTCGAGTGCGAGTTCGAAGTTTTTCGATTTCATGAGCTTATCGCCCAGATTCTCAAGGCCGCCGTAGCGCTTGGCGATCTCCTTGGTCGCTCTGGTAGTAAGGATCAATTCATATTCCTCGCCGCCGATCAAAATGAATGCGGCTCTGTCGTTATCCATCTTTCAGCCCTCCTTACGGTGTCACAGGAAATACAGGTTCATAGACTTCCGTATACCAACCAGTAATGGTTGATGCGGCAACGTCCGCGTCATCCTCGCTGACTTCGGCCTTCCACGGATGGTTGCCGTTGCCGTCCAGCTTGTTCCGGCGAATCACCGTACCTTCGATTGTAGGCGTTGAAAAGGTGATGCTGTCCCCTTTGGTGGCGAGGTTGGTCGCCGGAATGCCGAATATGACTCGGTACAGCCAGAAATACCGATACTTGCCGTTAGCCTTCTTTGCCCGAAATCCTATCGCCACAGGCGCGCCGCCGTCCTCACTTGCTGAAATCAGCACATGATTGTCGTCTATAGTAGCGCCGGTCAGGTCCTCGGCGGCAATTTGGCCGATATCGTCGATTCCAAGCGAAAGCTTTCCGCTTTTAAATTCCTTAACCACAGTTGCCGCCGAATCATCGGCATATAGGGTTGCTTCGGCGAGTTCAACAGAAAGGTCGGCCTTGATCGCTTTCGCAAGAGCGATGGGTGTTCCGTAAGTCTCATCGCCGTTTGTGCCTTCCGTTATTTTTGAGTAGTAAAGTTTATCCAATCCGATGGTTGCCATCTTTAGTCCTCCAATCCATATTCTTTTGCCACGTCTATGGCATAATGGTGATAACCGGTATCGTCTTCGTGTCCCACATACAGCCGGTCGGTGATTTGAATTCCGGCGGCGAGCAGGGCATGGACGATATTATTTTTTATTGCGGTATAACTGCCTTTTGAAAAAAGGGAAAGCCGGGCCTCCTGAATCTCGTGATGCGGGAGGTCGTCGGCATATAAATGAAAAACCTCGCTCATCGGTGTGATGACGAGGTAGGTGTCAGGCGGCGGTTCGGAAAAAACTCCGGTTTCAATAGGAAGGCCGAGCGGCGCAAGCGTTATATTCAGTTCCTCCAAGAGGCTCATATACCGTCCACCTCTTTTTCAAACTCTGCCTTCATCGCTTCGATGCAGTCATTTTTACTGGCCGACTTGGCGGGTTTAAGAAAGGGTTTCGGAGACTGCCCGCTTTTTCCGTATTCCAACACGTTTGCGATCATGGCGTTCGTCCGCTCCTTATAGCTGCGTTTACCTTTGGCTGTGTTCTGGTGGAGTCGCGGCTCAGAAAACCCTATTTTCACGTTATAATTTCCGTTGCGGTCAATCAAAGCCGGGGATATGCCAAGAGATGAGACTAATTCTCCTGTGGAGCGGCTTTGTTGTTTTAGCCCATTCCCGATTACGGCCTGAAGGTTGGATTTAACTTTAGCCTCCACAACCTCACCACCCGCTTCCAGCACCTTGGGGATAATTTTGTCTGTTTTATCAGCGAGCTTCGATAGCTTCAAGAGAAAATCTTCCGGCATTTTTATATCAACCCTGGCCATCCGCGCTCACCACTTTCTTCGCAAGTACTTCGATATACATCCCGCGACCTTTCACATCCTCGACAGAGGTTATATCAAACCGACCGTCATTACAGACGATAGCCATTGTAGTTGTTACTTCCACATTGGGGATACGGCGGAATCTGAACAGATCGGTCGCCTCTGAGAAAGCGGCGCGGTTTGCCCATATCCGGCTGCCGTGCCGTCCTTCCCGGTAAGCTCTTACCGAAGCAAGAATGACTTCGCCGCGCACACCAAAGCCCTCGGCATCTTTTGACGTAACCGTTGTAACAAGGTCGATAAAGGTATTCATCTGGCTATAGCTCATATCTACACCTTCCAGTTCCGGTCGAGCCGGAGCAGCAGGTTTACGGTATCCCACACCTGCTGCCCGGCCTGCACATTATCCGCAAAAAAGCCGCCCGTGCTGCCATCCCTTGATTCATAAAAATGGGAAGCCAGCATAATAACTGCTTGCTCAGTGGTTGGCGGCAGGGTGTTTTCCTCATAATTGCCCGCGGCAATATGCTGATAACTCTCAGCGTATGAAACGGCGGCGCGGATGTAACCCTTTAGAAGGTCGTCGTCCGCGCCATGTTCCAGTATGAGATTTGCCTTGACCTTGGGCAGCAAATCGTCAGTCAGCGCCATACCGCCTTACCCCTTCCTTATGATGCCTTCTGCTGGAGAACCTTGATCGCTTCCGGCAGAATCAGCTTGCCGTCCACACGCTGTGTAGCGACGAAGCCTACCTGCCCGGTGGCGGCATAAAGCTCGTTGAGCCTCTTGAACACGCGGCCCTGACGATCGGCTACCCAGTAGTAGCTGAAATCGCCGAACGAGATGGTTTTGGCAGCCGCTTCGATAGCAGGCGCATACGCCGAGGTATACAGCGGGCGGTTCAGGATGGTGTCGGGCGTACCGGCCTGCAGAGAGGGTTGCCACAAATACTGCCCTTGATTGTCCTTAAGTTTGCGGATTGCCTTCACAGTGGCGTCGTTCATGACGAACACAGCTTTGTTGCGATAGGGTGCCTTCAGCGAATAGAACAGGTCAAGCACCTCATCGATGGTGATAGCCGTGACGCCTGCCGTGGTTACACCGATTTGAGCGCCGCCGGAAGCAGCAAGGATACCGGTCGGTTTGCCGGTGCCGTCACCTGTGAAGAAGGATTCCTCTTCTTTGTTTCCGATTCGCCTGGCGAATTCTTTGGATATATAGGTTTCAAGGTTGAAAACACTGTCATTCAGCAGTTCCTCGGAGACTTTGATCATTGTTCCCAGCTTGTAAGCGCCGATGGACACCTGACCGAAGCCGTCGTCGCTTTCGGGAATGGCGCCTTCCTCGTCGATCCAGGATGCCGTTCCCTTGGAGGCCACAACGGGTATTTTGCGGTCGCCGGAAGAAGTTGTGATGACGTTTGCCAGGCTTCGGAAAATATTCTCATCTTCCAGGGACTCCACAAGGGTACGCTCAAATTCGTCCGGGACAAGATATCCGCCCTCGGTATCGGTACCGATCTGCAGAGCGTTTTTCACGTACGGGTCAAGCCCTTCGCCTGCGCGGGTACGCATGGCATTCCAGAATGCTTTCCGATACTCGTCGGACGCTCTGCCGGCCCTGGCCTCCTCCATGCCGGGAACAGCGGGTCTTCCGGTAAGCGGCGTGTTGAGAGGTTTTGAAAGCTCACGATCAAGGGCTTCCTGCTTTTCCAGACGGTCGATTTCCTTGCCCAGGGCTACCACGTCGGCTTCCATTTTTTCATAGGTTGCCGTATCTTCGGCGGAAACCAGCCCGTCCGCGCCGCGCTTGGCGTCGAGAAAAGCCTTTGCCGCTTCCCATGCCTTTGCCCGCTTTTCGCGCAGATCAAGAATTATATTCATTGATATTACCTCCATAAAATTAGTGAGAAATTAAAGAGAGCCGCTTTTCGAGCGACTCAATTGGGGTTCCGGTATTTTGCTTGGGAAACTTGGGTTTTACCTTGTTCAGCAGCGAGTTTGTCACTGCCCGGCGGCTGAAAGCGTAGGTAACAGCCTCCGACTGAACACGCTTTTTCTCATCCTCCAGAATGCCGTCCGCGAAGCCGAGTTCTATGGCTTTGTTGGCGTTGAGCCATGTTTCCGCATCCATGAGATGGGAGAGCTTTGCTCGTGACTGCCCGGTCTTAATCTCGTAAGCGTTGATGATAGATTCCTTAACTTCGTCCAGCATAGCTATTGCTTTTTGCATCTCCTCGCTGTCGCCGATCGCCACGGTGAGAGGGTTATGCACCATCATGAGCGCTGTCGGAGCCATGAGCACGCTCGTTCCCGCCATGGCGATTACAGAAGCGGCAGAAGCTGCTATACCGTCGATCTTGACGGTAACCTTACCTTTGTAGTCCATGAGCATGGCGTAGATACGGCTTGCAGCCACGCAGTCGCCGCCGGGTGAGTTGAGCCATAGAACGATATCACCCTCACCGGCATCCAAATCGGCTTTGAACACCTGTGGAGTGATATCATCGTCAAACCAAGACTCCTCGGCGATAACGCCGTCAAGGTAGAGTGTTCGGACGCCGGAATCTTCATCCCGCGCCCAGTTCCAGAATTTCTTCATTCGGTTCCCTCCGTTTTTTTAGTAGTGGCGAACGCGCCCGCGTCCTGTAATTTTGTCATCGCACCGTTGATGAGGTAAAGGTCGCCGCCCAACTCCGCCGGGATGCGGTCGAGGTTCTCCATCTCCCGGATATCGTTCGCGGACATCCAGCCGTTCTGACGGGCGGTGGCGTAACCGTTCATACGGCTGGCATAGTCGCCACGGAGCAATCCGTCCACGTTGAATTTAATAAACACCGTCGGCTTTTCGCTTTCCATGAGTAGGGTACGGCACATAGACTGTTCCCAGCGCACCACCCACGGAACAAGGGTGTACTTCACGAATTCTAGCGACTGCTGCTCGATGTTGGAAAACGATGATTTCTCAAGGTCAGCGAGCATGTGGGGCGGTATTCTGAAAATACGGGCAATCTCGTTGATCTGAAACTTCCGTGTTTCCAAAAACTGTGCCTGCTCCGGCGAAACGCCGATGGGCTGATATTTCATGCCTTCCTCCAGCACGGCCACGCGGTGGGCGTTTCCACTTCCCTGATAGGCGGAGTTCCAGCTGTCCTTCACTTTTTGCGGGTCCTTGATGGTACCGGGGTGTTCGAGCACACCGCCCGGAGCCGCGCCGTTGGCGAAGAACTTCGCGCCGTATTCCTCGGTGGCGATGGCAAGTCCGACAGCATTTTTCGCCATCGCAATCGGCGAATACCCGACCAGCCCGTCAAAACCCAAACCGGGGATATGCAGGACGTCGGACGGAGAGAGATAGACTTGGCTGTCTTTTCCGAGTGAAGGCGCATCCTCCGAACTTCGTTGATATAAGTAAAAAAGTCGGCCGTTTGAATCACGGTCGACCGTCATTTTATTTGGCATCAGCGGATAAAGGGCGACGACCTCGCCGCGCGCGTTGCGAATAACCTGCGAGTACGCGTTACCCCATAACAAAAGATGACTCATCAGCGTTTCCCGGAACGCGAATGAAGTCATCTCAGGGTTTGGCTCGTCGTGGAGCAGTTTATATAACGGGTGGGCGAGGTGCTTTTCTTTGCCGCCTTTGTCGTTGTATTTGTACACATGAAGCGGAAGCCCGGCCACCGTTTCGGAAAGTATCCTTACGCAGGAGTAGACTGCCGTCATCTGCATTGCCGTATGCTCGTTGACGGACTTTCCCGAGCTTGTGCCTCCGAAAAAGAAGCTGTAGCGGCTGCCGTTCAGACTGTTTTGAGGCTTGTCGCGGGAACGGAACAGTCCTGAAAATATACTCATAAAATCAGCAAACCCCTTTCATTGTAGACTGACTCGCTGTTGTCGTTGCCGCACCGGATCGCTCTATCAAGCGCCATAATAGTCGCCACAGCGCCGTCAATTTTCTCGGTGGATTTTTCTTTATCAGGCTTGATGTTGCCTGCCGGATCGGTTTTGATGTAAATGTTGTCCATCATCCACCGCAGGACGGGATGACCGTTGTGAGCGATTTTTTGCTCTAACGTCAGTTTCATCAATTCCTTGGTCGGAGGCGACATATCTTTGAAGCCCTGCCCAAAAGGTACGACCGTGAAGCCAAGACCTTCAAGGTTCTGTACCATCTGTATGGCGCCCCATCGGTCGAAGGCGATCTCACGGATGTTTTACTTTTCACCGAGTTCCTCTATGAACCGTTCAATATAACCGTAATGCACCACGTTGCCCTCGGTGGTCAGCAGATGCTTTTGTTTCTCCCAGAGATCGTACTGGACATGGTCACGGCGGACCCGAAGGTCAATATTGTCCTCCGGTATCCAAAAGAAAGGCAAAATCTGATATTTGTCGCTTTCATCCAACGGTGGGAACACCAGCACGAAAGCCGTAATATCCGTGCTGCTGGACAGGTCAAGTCCGCCATAGCAGATACGGCCCTCCAATACCTTCGGGTCAACCGGAAACGCGCACTTATCCCATTTTGCCATCGGCATCCAACGAACGGCTTGTTTAACCCACTGATTCAATCGGAGTTGCCGGAAGCTGTTCTCCTCGGCGGGATTCTGCTTTGCCGATTCGCAGGCGGCTTTGACCTTGTCCATACCGACCGTAATGCCAAGGGACGGATTGACACGCTTCCACACCTTTGTGTCTGTCCAGTCGTCCTCCTGCTCCGCACCATAGATAACGGGATAGAAACTTGAGTCGTGTTTTCTGCCTTCAAGGATGTCCTTGGCCTTTTGATGCACCTCATAGCAGATGCTGTTGGTGTTGTCCCCGGCGGTCGTGATAAGAAAATACAGCGGCTGCATTCGAGCATCGCCGCTGCCTTTCGTCATGACGTCGAAAAGCTTCCTGTTTGGCTGGGTATGCAGCTCGTCAAATATGACGCCATGGGTGTTGAAACCGTGCTTGTTCGCTACATCCGCCGATAGCACCTGATAATAGCTGCTGGTCGGGACGTAAATCAGGCGTTTCTGAGTGGTCATGATTTTTACCCGCTTCGCCAGCGCCGGGCACATGGTCACCATGTCCTTTGCCACATCAAATACGATTGTCGCCTGTTGCCGGTCCGCGGCGCAGCCGTAGACCTCAGCGCGTTCCTCTCCGTCGCCGCAAGTGAGCAGCAGGGCGACCGCCGCCGCCAACTCGCTTTTGCCGTTCTTTTTTGGTATCTCAATGTAGGTCGTGTTGAACTGCCGGTAGCCGTTGGGCTTCAAGATACCAAAAACGTCGCGGATGATACGTTCCTGCCAATCAATAAGGTCAAAAGGCTGACCCGACCATGTGCCCTTGGTGTGCTTGAGCGCCTGAATGAATGCCACAGCGTAGTCGGCTGCAGCTTTGTCGTAAACCGAATCTGATGCCATAAATTTTGTCGGTGCATACTTTTTCAGTTTTCGCAAACGAACCGATCCTTCCAAAAGGGCATAAAAAACAGACCTGCCGAAAGCAAGCCCTCAAAAGCTATCTATAGAGGTACACGCCGTTTCCGGCGCGTCCTCGGCTGGTTATACTATGTTGTTATTCCTTAATATCGTCGCCAACTATCCTACAAACGTCTTCACCATAAACTACATGAAGCGAACTGCCGTTGTCCCAGTGCACCATGACGGAGCCGATATCGTCCACGCCCAGGACGGTACCGCGAGTGCCGACCGGCGGAGCTTGCACATCGTCCATTTTGACAAGTTCCACATGAGTACCTACAGGGTATTGGGCGCGGACACTCTCCACCAGTTCTCTTGACGGGAAACTATTATTCATCGTCCGCACCGCCTTTCGGAGTTTTGAAAGCGCTGCTGCCGGAGAGGTTTCGGAGCAAAATTTTACGTTCGGCCTTATAGTCCTCACCGATGAAACCCAACCGGAGGAGGAAGCAGCGGAACGCATATTTATCGTTGCCGGTTTCTTTTCCCTTCGCTGTGACGCGTTTCTGGTTCCGTGCCATATCGCACAGCGCCGTAACAAAATGGGTGTAGGCCTTGACCGTCTCCGGGTCGGTGCCATCCGCAAACCACGGGAACCGCACCTTGTCGTCTGTGATCATTATGCCGAGGGTTTCTGCGCCGAGCGCTTTTTTTATGAGCTTGTTCTTGCTCTCCACCAGCCGCTTGAGATTTTCCAGCGTCGTGTCGGTGAAGGAGGCGCGTGGCATTTCGATGACCAACCCGATATCATCATTTTCCGTATCGGCCGCAGCCGCCGCAAAGCCCTGTTCTTGCAGCCGCTCGATGAGGTTTTCAATTTCCTCGCTGTCCGCCCGATCATCGAAGCTGACAATGCCGTTTTTGTCGATTGTGAAATAATCCACTTCGTAAGCAAAGCTCGGAGCGCCGAGGTATTTCGGTTTGCTTACCAGAATGTCGCCCATAGCTGCGACCAGCCGCTTGCGCTCGCTGCCGGTCACGTTGTACCTGAGCTTAATTGTGTTGTTTTCCATCGCGTTTACCGCCTTTCTGCCGTTTGGCAGTACATATAGAGCCATAGATGTTGTGAAATAGCAAGCGTTATTTCACAGCTTTTCGATAGCTTTATACGCCAATTTTTGCGTATCCCGCAGGAGGTAAACATCCTCGTCCGAGCCCGTTTGCCCGATATACCGTTTCACAATAACATCCGCGTAGCGCTCGTCCAGCTCAATGGTGCGGCATATACGCCCCGTTTGCTCGCAGGCCATGAGCGTGCTGCCGCTGCCGCCGAAGGGGTCGAGCACGATGCTGTTTGTCAGCGAGCTGTTCATAATCGGGTAGGCGCAAAGCGCCACCGGCTTCATCGTCGGATGGTGCTTGCTCTTGGTTGGACGGTCGAAGCTCCACGTCGTGCGCTGCTTGCGGTCGGCATACCAGTTGTGCCCGGCGGTAGGCTTCCAGCCCACGAGGATTGGTTCATGGCAATATTGGTAATCACATCTGCCCAGAACCGGCGCGTTCTTTATCCAGATGCAGGTCTGATGGCAGAAGAAGCCCGCCTCGGCAAAAGCCGTCCTGAAATTGACCGTCTCGCGGTCGGCATGGAAAACATAAATACTGCCCCCGTCCACCAGCGCGTCGTACATACAGCGGTACGCGGCGAGCAAAAAATCGTGAAACCTGGCGCTCGCCATGTTGTCGTTTTTCAGCGTGCCCGCCGTGCCGTTGTAAG